TTTACAGAGGCTATGCTAACCCTTTCAAGATTATCCTCATCAGTATAAACTTTTGTACCAAGTGGAATTATTCTCGTACAAAGATTACTCATGTCCTGCTCACATGAATAAGATAAAAGATTGTTTCCAATTTCTATTACACTATCACCGCATATCTTTCCAATCTTTTTTGAAACTGTCAGCTTGTCCGGTACTGCTTTTCCATCAACAACCTTATAAGAAAGTAAAATCTCCCAGTTGTATTTTGAAATCAATGCTGAAAATTCATCAAATGTCGTTCCTCCGCTTGTTGATAACTCTGCTTTTTCTGTATCTGTAACAGTCTGGTCAAACTCTATTTGAAATGTATGCTGCGGTACACTGCTGTTATGTCTTTTAATCAGTTCCTTTGCCATATCAACAGGTGACATATTAAACGGCTCAATATCTGTACTACTGTCCTGAAGATAGGCAAGATATCCCTCACAGGTTACCTGCTTGTATATCACTCCATTGTTATCCATCAGTGGAACAGCTTTGAGAACTCGACCTAAAAACTCTACATCATTATCATCAATACACTGAATTTCAGTAAGACATGGTACCAACATTTCATATCCGGGATTATCCGGATAAATATCACACGACAATGAATCAATACAGTTTAATTCTCTTGATATACTTCCCGACAATTTTCTCTGCATATCATCCGGCTGCATATTATGAATAATTTCATTTTTAACTGTTCTGTTTTCAGTTTTTTTAAAAATTGTAATAGTCCTCATATAGTCTTTTCACCGCCCTCTTTTACTGAGTACATATACGGATCTGCCTTAAATGTAGCAGTAATAATACAAGCTTTTCTCGTTGATGCAGACGCATCAAAGGAACTGATTTTTGCTTTAAAAAACTTCTCAGGCAATGCACTGTCAACAAATCTCACCTTACCAGCCTGAGCATACAGCCAATTTGCGACCTCATTTTTAGACTTCTCAACCTCTAATCTATCTATACACTTTTTCCACATCTTTACTGTGATAGTTCTGTCATCGTAAACTTTCAATCCAATTAGGTCATATACATCAATTGTCGAGTCACGAAACGGAACCGTAGTCTCAGAGCTTCTAAAAGAAGGATATCCTATATCTATACTCTCCACTGTCATTCCCTTGTTAGATGCCCTTATGTCATTAAACGAAAAATCACGCATTTGCTATCCCCCTTCTCGTAAGATTAACCTTTGCCCCCTGTAACATATCCACAGTGTTTAATGCAGCTTTTCCAACCACATTTCCATCCATTTGAATCGTAAGATTTAATTGCTGATTTGATTTTTGTAAACCTGATGCTCCTGAACTTACATCTTGTACCGTTGTTGGAAGGTTTCCGGTAATAATGTCTGCAAGTCCCTGTGTTTCCCTTTGCAATCCCTGTGCAAAACCAAGACCTGTATATGCTCCAAGTTCAGCCATTACTTTTGACGGTGAATGTATTCCAAGGTTTTTCTTAACCTGCTTTACCGTCTGTCCGGTAAGCTTCGCTATAGCCTTATATACATCATTACTTCCTTTTTCTATACCATTCGCAAATCCTTTTGTAACATAAGCACCTATTGATTTCATCTCTTTATTGTAAGTTTTCTTAAGTTTTGCAATCTTAGTCTTATATTTTTTCTCAAGATCTTTCATCTGCTTTTCCGTTGATTTTTTCAAATCTTGATTTTGCGTTACAGCTTCCTTTTGTGCTACAACATTTTTTTGACTATATAACTGCTTATACTCTGCCCATTGCTGGTCATTCATCTTTGTAAGAGTTTCAACATCACCTGCAGAAGTCACACCAAGACCTTCTATTTCTTTCATCATCTCATCTGATGCTCCTCTATTGCGAAGTATCTGCAAATTTGTACGCCATTTTTGAAGTGCATCAACCTGACGTTGTAAATTCACTACAAGACCGTTTTCATCATCCGTTTTTGACAGACTAACATCACTAAAAATACTAAAACTTGATGTGATAGATTCCTTAGTTGACTTCACCTCTTCGTTATATGTATTTTTAAGTTCTTTCAACTCTGATTTAAGAGTTGACATATACTCTTTATAACTTTTTTTATAATTACTTAAATACTCTTTTTTACTATTAACAAAATTATTTCTTGCTTCATAATACTGTTTCAAAGCCTCGGTATGTGCAGATGTCCCTTTTTTCGTTGCCTTAACAACCTTATCCCAATACGTTTTAATAGTCTTTTCATTGTAACCATTGCCATTAGTCTTCAAATCTCTCATTTCAATTTTATTTTGAAGATTTGTAACAAGAGCCTGCTGTTTTTTCTCAAAAGCCTTTCTCTGTGCCTCAAGCTTTTTCTGACGCTCTTTCTGCTCTTTTTCCAGCTTTTTTTGATATGCTGCTCTCTGCTTTTCAAGACTTTTCCTCTGTTTTTCACCATTGTTAGTCACCTTATTTCTTGCAGCATAATATTTCTGCAATGCTCTTGTATGCGCAGTAGTCCCGGCATATGTAGCATTAACTACAGCTTTCCACCACTTTGCAATCGTAACATCACTATAACCTTTTCCATTTGTTTTCAGGTCTTTATTCTTTATTTTATCTGACAATTCTTTTACAAGAATATTTCCAAGTTGTTCAGCAGATTTTCCAACATTTTTGGAACTTGATTCAATACCCTGTATCAAACCATCAACTGTATATTCACCAGACTTTTTAAAGACTCTTGAAGGTGAATGAATATCAAGTTTCTTTTTAAAAGCCTTATCAGCAGCATCACCTAAATTCTCATAAGCTTTAACAACCTCAGCTTTCTTTTTCTCCACTCCGGCAAGCAGACCATCAACACTATTCACTCCGGCATCTTTCATAAGTTTTGTTATCTTATTATTAGCCCTCTGTATAGCATCTAATGAATTTTGTCCACCCTTTTCAAAACTTCTCTTCATCCCAGAAGAAATATTTATACCAACCTTATTAAGCTTTTTCTGCATATTGTCGGCACGCTTCTGAATCTGCTTGTTTATCACCTCATATGCCACTGTAGGATCATCTGAACTTCCATTTATTCCTTTAGTTATTTCCTCCGGAATATATGCACCCTGCTTTCTTGCATTGACAGCAATTACCGTCAACTGCTTATTTATCGCTGTTCTCAAAGCAACCACCGCTGTCTCAGGCGACTTGCTTCCATCCTTTAATCCAGCCGCCAACCCTTTAGGTATTTTTGTACCTGTTTTTTTTGCAATACTTACAGAATTATTGAAAGCTCTCTTTGTGGCATCATCAACTTTTAATCCTGAGCCACTCATCTGAGCAACGGCAGTATCAAATGCTTTTCCAAGATTTTTATACTGTTTTGCAGCTTTCTTTGCGGCATTGGCTGAAGCATTTGTTTTGTTTTTCTGCTTATCTGTTACTTTTCCATAATCATCTATCTCTTTTTGTAACTTTTTAATATTTTCTTCACAATCACCTACTATTTTTTTCTGTTCTTCGATTGTTTTATTTAACTTAGAAGATGTCTTATCATTTCTCTCCTGCTCTGCCGCATATTTGCTTTGTGCCTCTATCCATTTTTTATGCTGTTCATTATTATTTACATCGAAATATGCATCATTCTGATGCTTTTTAGCTTCCTTATTCCACTCCTTTTCTGCTTCAATTGCGGCGTTCTCCGCTTTTGTTACTCTATCTTCTGATTCTTTAAGTTCTTTGTTAGCCTCGGTAAGTAAATTTTTCGCTTTACGCTTCTGTTTATACTGTTCTTTTATGTCATCCCATGCTGCCTGCGTCATATACAACTGCTCATAATTTGCAACTAATTTTTTTACTTCAGTATTAGATAACTTAAGCTTGCCAGTTTCTTCATCATAAGCTTTCGCCAGTTCAGGTATCTGTCCTGACAACGAATTTACTATTGCTTTCATTTCATTTTTTTGAGAAGTATTCTTTTTCTCAATTGAATTAAGTTTCATCAATTTTTCAGCCTGCATCTCCACTGCTGCCACTTCTTCCTCAGCAGATGAAAAACTATCCTTTGCAGCTTGTACACTTTCTTTTATAGCCTTAGTCTTTTCGTTCAGCTTATCAATTTCTTTCTGGTCCGCCTGTGCTGCCTTTTCAGTTGCAGTAACATTTTTCTTAGTTTGCGCTTCTGCTGCTACAAACCCTGCTACAAGTGTTGCCAAAGCTGTTGCCGCAAGTCCTATAGGATGTGCCATAAGAGCTACTTTAAAAGCTGTAATAAGTGGAGTAACTGTTTTTACGACTGTAAGCCCAACAAAAATTGTCGTCAATGTAGCAAGCGATGCTGTAAGCGATACAACCGCCTTTACAACATCTGGATTTTCCTCAACAAATTCCTTAGCCCATGAAATCGCTTTCTGACCATGCTGATACATACCGTCAAGAGACTCATTAAGCTGTGTTCCGATAGCAATCTTTAAATTCTCAATACCATTTAACATCTTCTGTTTAGCTGTCTCTGATGTATCAGTCATCTTTTTATAAGCCTCATCAGCCGCACCGGTACTATTCGTCACCTTTTTCAGAGTATTGTTATAATCCTCTGTTCCTGTCTTTAAAAGAACTGTTGCTGCAGTTGCAGCTTCCTGACGGCTGAAAAGATTTGAAAATGCTGTTGCATCACCGCCAACGCTGTCACTTAATATCTGAATAACATCACCAAGCGATTTTCCCTCTGACATTAACTCTGCAAATGATTTGCCGGTTTCTGTCTGTAATGTCAATGCGACCTTTTGTCCCTGTTTTGATAGTTCTTTCATAAGAGACTTAATATACGTCGTAGACTCACTTGTTTCAATACCTCTTTTAGTAAGCTGTATATATGCCGTTCCCAAGTCCTGCAATGAAACACCATAATTCGCCGCATTGGTAGCAACTTTACCAATACTTGATGCCAGCTCATTAACCGATGTTTTACCTAAGTTCTGTACTGTCAGGAATACATCTGATACCTCAGACGCATCTTTAACCTTATTTCCATAAGAATTAAGAACCGTTGTAAGACCATCAATTGCCGTTGTACTGTCTGTAAATCCACCTTTTGCAAGTTTAGTGGCTTCACCTACTGTTTCCACCGCCTTTGATGTATCAACACTCGCTGATATAGCCTGATATGTTGACTCAGCTATATCCGTCACCGCCGTTCCTGTCTGTGTAGACAGGTCAAGCATCTCCTTATTAAGTGTTCCCATCGACTTTTTCGATGTATCAGCAATCGTACTAACCTTTGCTGAAGCTGTTTCAAACTTCTCAGCACTCTCAGAACACTCATACAATGATTTTGCTATGTCCTCGACCTTTTCTTTTATTCCTGACGCAACAATCTGGTCTGCAAGATTATTAAAAGCCTGTCTGTTACTTTCTCCAAGCTGTTCAACACTAACCCTTACTTCCCTGACTGATTTTCCATACTGGTCTATTGATGTTGCACAGCCATTTGCCGAGTTTTTGGCCTCTTTCATATACTTATCATTTGTATTCAAGGCTCTGTTTGCTCTGATAGTCTGTGCTTCCGCAGTATTTAACTTATTTTTCCAGTTTTCTACTCTGCTGCCGGCGGCTTCATAATTTCTCTCGCCTTTTTTTATTGCCTCTGCAAGTTCATCAATGGTTTTCTGCTGCTTATCAAGCTCCGCATCCGTGGCTGTTCCGGATTTCTTCATTTTATCCATCTCAGCCTGTGCATTTTTATAATCTGCTCTTAACTTTTCAAGACCATCTGCAACTTTTTTCTGCGACTCAGCACTATGCACATAACCGGCTTTTGTTGCATCGAGTTTACTTCTCTGTCCCTGAAGCACCTGAGAAAGAACTTTATGCTTTGCCTGAAGTGCTTCAAGACTGTTCGCATTTTCGGCATACTTCTCTTTAACAAGACTAAGCTCTGATTTCATTCCCCTAAGCTGTCTATTACAATCCTTAACCGCTGCATTAAACTCTTTCTCACCCTCAAGCACTATTGATGCACCAATTTTATTTTTATTCGCCATCTTATCACTCCGCTTCTAAAAATTAATAATTTCTTCTCTTTCCTCTGCACTGGTTATCATCTTCTCATATGTATTTGCAGAGCCTCCTGCAAACATATTGCAGATTGAAGATGCAAGCATACTCATTTCAAGGTCAAATACATTCTTATATTCGTAGTACAGATCAGAAAATTCCCCGATTGACAGAAAATTACATTCTGTCTCAGAGCATCCCAGTTTTGTCTTTGCAATCAACTTATACCAGACGAAATTTATTCTCCCTCCGTCTGGCTCTCCGAGTTTTTTTCATCGTTCTCATTTTCCGGAAACATTGAGCCTGCATATGTGGTAAAAATTTCTGTTGCAAGTTTTGCCGGATTAGAAACCGCATACACAATCTTTTTATCAGGAGCTTTCTTCCCTGTAGCCTCTGCCCCTTCCTCAAGGAAAAGCATTGTAGTATCAAGCAGCACCTGATAATCAATTTCATCCAGATAATTTTCACTTTTCTCAGTATCATCACTTCGTGAAAATATCTTATTTTCAAACTCTTTCAAACTTCCATACTTTTTCTGAAGCTGTGCAAGTGCTCTTATTCCACAACAAGCTGGATAAGTCTTCCCATCAATGCTCAGATTAAATATCCTCATAACCTCACCATCCTCTCACATCAAAATATGCCGCACTGCCCGGCAATGCAGCATACAACTTTTCAAAAAATAACAAAACTACTCCGCTGTCGGTGTAAATAATGCTTTAAGAGCAGCTACGGCATCTGCCTCCGACTCAACAACAGCCGTTCTTCTGTAAAGCCCTGTCTGCTCATCAGGGTAAATAGTACCTACAACAGATGGTGTTGTATATTCCAACTTTTCCTCTTTAGTCTTTGCATCAACAGAATACGGTGCAAATTTAACTTTCGGATAGAAAACAACTTTATACTTTCCACCATTTTTCTTGCTGATATAGCCAAATCCTACCGCTATAGGCTCATCATTGCTTGTAGCATCATATACATCAACTGTTTTCGAGTCTCCGCCGCTTAATGCAATGCTGTTTTTCTTCTGTCCAAGAAGCGGGCCAAAGATAGCAGGATCGTCATCATCAATACCAAGCGTTATATCACCGCCTGTTACTGAGCTGTCGCTGTCCTGCAATACATCATCCGCATAAAGTTTCGCATCATTCGAGTTTAAGTTTTCCTTGAACTCAATCGCCCCCGCAAGTTTGGAAGGTGCTTTATACTTACCATCCTTTAACTCACCATGTAAAAATGCTTTTAAACCTACCTGTGCCATTTAAACCTCGCTTTCCGCTATGTTTGTCTCATAGCATATGTGTCTTTTTTTAACATCTCTCTCAACAGTATTTAAGGCAACTTTTGGATAAGAAAAACCGCTTAAAAATAAAGCGGTTTTAATAGCCTTTTGCATATTGAGATAATTTTTATTTAAAGGTACAAAAAGATGTACCTGAAAATACATTTCATTCACAGCCGGGTTATCATCTGCAAATCCGCCCGGCTTTTCTGCTGCCACATTATAAACAATGTATGTGTCTGCATTTCCGTCATAAACATCCATAGCAACCTCTGTGCATACGGATTTCAAGGCAGTTTTCAAATCACCAAGAACACTCATCTTTCCTCCATCAACCACATAAAAATTTATTTATAAAATACTGCTGACCTTTGCCTGTAATCTTTGTTGTTTTTGTTTCCAGAGGGAGTCCATTTCCTCTCTCAACTGTCCTCACAACAATTTCAAACAATCCAAGTTCCATTGCTTTCTGTGTCGGAGCTGTTGAACCCTGACAAATATAACCTTTTTCACGAAGCCACTTGTAAAATCTCTTTTCTCCAAGCTGCACCCCATTCTGCCTTATCATCTTTGCCACATCTCTTACAAGCATCGAACTATCTGACGCAGAAACGGCATCTGCAAATATTTCTTTTGGCTTCATACGCCTGTTATCATCCAAAAGTTTTGCATTATCCTCTTTTAAACGATTGATAGTTCCGTCTGCCATCTTCAAAGCTCTTGCCATGACCTGCTCAGGTGTATTCCATGCCTTTTCAAGGTCAATAAGATACTGCCTGCACTGTTTGCCTTCTGGTGTCCTCTGTATCATGCAAATCTGTTTCGCCATATCTACAGAGATTTCATAATCTTTTGATGGTCTACCACAATTTTCAGTTTTACTCATTTTTGAGTAAAAGTCTAATCCCTCTGAAAAACCATATTCAACCATTCTCGGAAACCAATCGTTAAATCTTGTATTGATTTTCAATCTTTCGTGCAACTCCCTTGCTGATATTGTCTGTTTATCTAAATCTACTTTTAATAAATCGTTCATTTTATCCTCCTCGTGCTGTTATTATTTATCCAAAATCTTTCGTCTGATAGCATCTACACCTTTTTGATATACAAGTGTTTTTGTTGTCACCTGCGGTTCACCGTTCTTCATATACTTCTGCTCGATAACCCTGAACCAACCACTATCAACATATCTCTGATAAGGAACATTGAACCTGTCCAAAATTCCCTCATTCCTTAAAAACTCAAAAATATTATTTCTTCCATAACCCTTAATTGAAAGAACTTTCGCAACCTCATTCATTGAAATAGCTGTCTTACTATCCGCCACCGCATCGAAAAATTCTGCTTTTGGTGTCATTTCCTCAATCTGCTTGTCTTTCTGTTCAAGCATTTTCTGAGCCTCGATAACCGCAAGTGCAATCAAATTATTTCCGCTTGGAAGCTGTGTCTGAATAACATCTTCCATCTCATGAAATCTGTTTATGTACTTTGCTGTAAACTCTGTACCTTTTACACCAGTCAGCTTGTGTGCTATAAACTCGCAACCTTTCTTTGTGACAAGATAACAAGGTTTCTGCCTATTAGACTTGTCTGTGTACTGACTTTCTGTGAAAAAATCGGTGTGTCCAACTTTGGACGCATCTAACTGAGTTATGTAAACTCTTATATCCCTTAACAATTTGTTATGTTCTTTTTCAACCATCTCCGCAACTTCTCTACTATCAATATATTTCTTTTCTACTATTCCTGAATTATTCATATTTTTTTCTCCTATCCTGTTGATTTTTTCCTCGGAGTATCTTATACTTTCATTACAAGATACTTTCTTGTTTAAAGACAATTCCAATGCTTTGTGGGCTGTGGGAATTGTCTTTTTTCTTTCTACACTTACTGCTTACTTTCACAAGAATGTCGCCAAAGACTTTTGTTTTCTTCGTCTTATCCATGCGTTCTATACATTTGACAACCTTTACAAAACTCTCCTCTGACAGTTCAACTAAACACTCCAACATTTCCAATGCCATAACTTCGTTTTTACTCATCTTTAATTCCTCCTTGTCGAAATTGATATTTTATCTTAATGTCGTTACTATCATTTGAACGCACCTCATTTCATATTGATATCATGGCAAAAAGTATGAGACTGAAACATCAAAGTATTTAGCAATTTTCTGTAATTTTTCAATCTTGGGTTTACTTTTTCCTTTCTTCCAATCTGAAAATGTAGAACTTGGTATTCCTGTAGCCTTTGAAACCGCATATGCTGTTACACCATTTTTTCTAACCAATTCCTCAAATTTTCTGTAAGAAAACAATCAAAATCACCTCCTTCTATGAATTCTTAAGTATTGCAAATATTTAGGAAATCCTATACAATAGAACTACCAAAACGCTATTATTATTTATTTTTTTGTTTGTGATTTCGGATTTCCTAAATATTTAATCAAAGTATAATTTGGTTTTCCTAAATTGTCAAGCACTTTTTATGATTTCCTAAAAACAAAGGAGTGATTATCATGTTTGAAAGATACTTGGAAATGTTAAAAGAAAAAAAGCTAAAAAACATTGATGTATCAAGAGCAACTGGAATTCCGGCAAGTACATTCTCTGATTGGAAAAAAGGTAAATCCTCACCAAAAAGAGATAAAATCGAAAAAATTGCTAATTTTTTTGAAATTAATCCTGACTGGTTAGCTGGTACATCAGATATTAAAACAAAATTCCAAGAACATCCACAGCAAAAAGTTCCTTACTATTTCAATTCAGAAACAAGCAAGATTGCTCAAGAAATATACGATAACAAAGAACTCTCTCTTTTATTTGATGCTGCAAGAGATGCTGATCCAGAAGATCTTGAAATCGTACACAATATGCTTATGGCTTTGAAACGGAAGGAAAAGAGAGATTGATTCACAATAGGACACCTCTAAATTGAGCTGTCCTATTTCTCTGTAATATCCCATTCATTTTCACAACATCCTTTCAAAAACTTCCTGCATCTTCTCTAAAACCTTGTCCTCACTGCTATTCACAGCAGACTGCATAAAAGGTCTTGCCGGCTGATGACTGTTTCCGTATTCAAGTGCAAGTGCTTTCTGATAATTTCTAAACGGTTCAACTTTTCCGTTTTCACGGGTGTAAGTAGATTTTGTTGAAGCCCCCTCCGCTGTCAGATAGCCGATGTATGCACCATTTACAGTTTTCTTTGTCTTACGTTTAATAGAACTTATAAGTTCACCTGTATCCCTGTGTGACTGCAACTCACTTTTGACCGAACTTTCATAAATCGGCAATGCCTCATCTATCATCTTTGGAGCTGCCTCATCAAATATATTTAAAACATCATCAAACATATTATCCGGAAAATCAAAATCAAATACCGCCATCATTCCACCTCACTGCATGACAATTCAATGTAATACTCGTCTGTACGATACGTTCTTTCTACCTTGTACAATTTTTCATCGTATTTCACATTATTTTGTCCTGAATACTCGTCAAAAGCTACTTTAAAGACCTGCACGACCTTTTTATTATTTCTCAAAGCATTATAAAACTCACTCTGTCTTACCGACTTGACAGCACAAAAAACTTCCAGTTCCTCTCCGGGTACTTCCACCTCAAAACCATCCTCATCTTCTTTCTTTTCCCCTTCACTTATAAGAAAAAGAATATCATTCAGTGCTTCCATTTGTGTATTCACCCCCAAGCGAAAGAAAATCACGAAGTCCTTCAAATGCTTTCTCAAATCGTTCAGCCTGATTATCAAAGTTAAACTGCCACTTACAATACAATTCGCAAGCCTTAAATATAAGCATATCCTGTGTATCAGCACACGCTTTTTCTTCTGATATGCCTACTCCTCTGAGCAGAAGCAGACATATCTCAATATTGCTTTCAATCTCATCATCAAGGGAACTGTGCTTTATTCTCAGGCTCTTTTTGATTTTCTCTCCAAAATCCGTCAAATATTACACCCCCTTGACTGCTTTTTCCTGGGCTTCAAGAAAACTCTCTATAATAAGACTTTTCACATTACCGCTAACACTGTAGCCCTGTTCATCAGCAAGAGCCTTGATATCAGATATAGTCATCCCTTCAAGCTCTTGCTCCGTATAAGTTGAAATCGTGTTAGGGACTATGAGTTTTTTTGGATAACCTCGACAAGCGAATTTTTGTCAACGACCTTTCCATCTGCCATCATAATAGCCTTTGTCATCTGGTCGTCTGTGTCGTGGTCTTCGTAACGCTTAACCGTTACATTAAGATTAGTATTAAGCATATAGTCCTCCATACGGAACATAAAAGCTACTACCGTATCTGCTGAAACAGTTGAAGAAAAATCTGACATATACTCAGATGACACAAAGTTTACAGGTCTGCCAAGTATTCTGTACTCAGGCTTTCCGGAAACTCCGGCATTAACACGGGCAATAGGCTGGCCGCTTGTATCTGTCATAGCTGCAATCTGATTAAAGTATGTACTCTTAGTCATATACCATTCAGCAGACTCATAAGCAGCCGGAAGTTTTCCCTCTGCATCACATAAGTTTTTAAATGTAATATCCTTACCCTTTGCAATTTCAACTTTCTGACCCTCTACTACTTCAACGGCATCTGACAAAATACCCTCAGGCTGATTTGCAGATGCACCCTCTCCTGCAATAATAGCCTTTTCTAATGCCTTAACCATTGCCTCTGCGATATTGCTTGTAAGAGTTCTCTCAAACACATCAAGCGTTACGGTATCAACAGCGATCGAAACCGCAACAACACACTTTAACTTGAAATAACTGAAAGTGATAGAGCCAAGTGTTTTCTTCTGCTTATCTGTCTTTCCTCTTTCAGTAGTCCATGTTGCAACAGGTTTCGCAGCCGAAGTAGGGACTGTCGCACCGCCTTTGTAAAAAGTTCTTGTAACCTTGTTAAGAATGTCACCTGTCTTTTCCATTTTCTCAACAATTTTATTAAGAATTGTATTCGGAATAACTGCACCCGTATCTGAAGTAGTTGTAACTTCATCACTATTTGTAAGATTTGCAGACATCTTCTCACCATGCAGCACATAATTCATAAAGGCAGAACGATATTCGATACTGTTTGTAGGATCTTCTTTGACAATATCACCCACAGAAGCCACAATTCCATCTTTAGTACCTGCATGAGCCGCATTACTGAGTACATTTGGCACTTTAACAGCACCTTTCATTGATTCAACATTGGCTTTCGCCTCTGTGTACTGAGTATATTCATCGTCAAGAGTTTCAACATCCTCCAGCTTTGCCTTATACTCGTCCATCTTGCCATCATCAAGAAACTGTGTGGCTTCATCAAGCATCTGATTACGATAATCAACATAATCCTGTCTGCTTTTAAAATTTTTGATTACATTCATAAATTTCATGTTCAAATTTCCCCTTTCATTCTTAAAATTTTGATTTTTTCCTTGGCAACAAAAAAAGCCTCACTCGATTTATCAGCAAGACTTCTTGTTTCTGACCCTTTGATAAGATTTCTTATCTTCGCCTTTGTTTCATCCGGTATAATTCCACCAAATGCGTTATTTATGCTAAACGGCATATTGCCGCTTTTGCCTGTTTCTATCAATTCATCAACAAAACCATATTTCATAGCCGTTTTTACATCAAACCATGACTCTCTATCCATCAAGTCAAGCAGTTCTTTTTCGCTCCTGCCTGTTTTCTGCTGATAAATAGCTGATATGGCTCTGTTTGCCGTCTGTAATATCTGCGACTGTTTATCCATATCGTGATAATTGCCTCTTGCACCGCTTGAAACATTGTGAATCATATACATTGCAGTCGGAAATGCTCTCACATGACCTGTTGCACACGCCACGATGCTTGCAGCACTACAACATGAACCGCTTATATCCGCCTGAATATTACCTTTATACTGACTGATACTATAAGACATATCAGAACCGGCAAAAACATCACCACCACCGCTGTTAATAACGATAGTTACATCATCACCATTTGCATTCTCAAGCTGTTTATCAATATCTTTCGGACAAAAAGCATCATAACCAAACCAGTCATATATCCACTTATCATCATTGTTTACAATAGTTCCTTTTGCATCAATCTTCACCATCACTTCCACCTCCCTCTTTCAGCTTTCCGGTATCTTTTCTAAGCAGTGCAACATCTCCACCCGGAACAGGTGCAAGATTAAGGTACTGTCTGACCTCATTTATAGTCATTATTCCTCTGTCAACAAATGAAGTAAGCTGCAGCTTTGTGCTCATACTTGCAAAAGTAAGATTGCTGCTTTCAAATATGATTTTATTACCACAATTTCTCTGCTTTCTTGAAAACAGTTTTCTTGTATATTCATTTGCCATCTGGCATATGATAGGCTCTATCGCAGCCTCATAGTATGAAATCCACTCATCCTCGTCATAATTTGAATGAACAATCTTGTCATTTGTGTTAAAAAAACCATACACTCTCTGTATGGTTCTATCCGTCTGCGCCGCATTGGGTACATAATCATTAGGTTTTATCTGCTGTGCCTCCGCTTTAGAATCAACTGCTGCCACTCCAAACGATTTTGAAGCTGTATTTAAATAATTCTCAGCAAATTGCCTTGCCTGCTCCTGTGTATCTTCAGGTCTTAACGATGTGGAACTAAATTTGAGCAGCCACCTTATTACAGCACCATTTTTAACAGCCTTGATAATTCCCTGGTCCGATGTAGTCACAACATTCATAAGTTCCACTAGTGCTTTTCCCGGCGGTTCACCAAATATATCGTTATCGCAATAATCTTCACGCAAATGAATAATGTCCGTGTACGGTATTTCCATCCACTTGCCATTTTGAAAATAAAATTTAAGATAAAGCACCTGATTATAATATTTTGCATCAACAGATGCAGCCGGTATCGGATATAAGCCACAGGGCAGACCAAAATCATCCCTTATTATCAAAATAAAAGCATTATGATTAAGAGCAAGCTGATTTGCAACTTTCTCCTGCATCATCTGCCCGGACATATACTCATTAGGTTCTTCCAAAAGATTTTTTATGTATGGCATGGGATTTACAGCAATATCCTTTGACCCATCTTTTTTAAATGTTTCCCGGATATGTTTAGCCACCGCCTTACCTATAGCCTTGGTCTTTGGTCTTATACATGAACGCACTACATCAGACTGATACAGCTTACCATTCCACGCATAAAATCCATTGCCGACATCGGTAATCATTTGGAAAGAGCTTTTCTTACTTACATTTTTAAATCTACTAAAAATTCCCACAATTTCTCCCTTCCAAAAATTTATATAAGAGACAGATATTCTTCAAGGTGATTTTCAAGCATGACATACGCATCCAGCAGACCGGCAAGACCGTCAATTCTCCTTGTAGGACTTGTACCCTTACAAGGCTGGATATTATTATTTTTATCAATATCAACAGATGTATTGCATATGCACCATTTAAGCACCGGATTGTTGTTGTAAATAATTCTCTTTGCCTTAAGGTCAGCACCCAATGATTTCATTGGAGAAGATAAAGTTTTCTTTCCCTGTGCCACCGGCTCCATAACGCTGCGGCCAAATGTGTCGTTCATTTCCTCAACAAAATATGTTGCACTCCATGCGTCATAGCCATCCTTGAAAAGATAAATATCTTTTTCAAGCTGCATTTCTTTGAACCACTCGACCACATACTTGTAATGTATTTTATTTCCGGGACAGGTTCTCATCCACCCCTGTTCAATCCATAAATCATAAGGAATTTTATCTTCTTTTACTCTTTGCTCCACCAAATCTTCCGGAATCCAGTACATCTGCTCAACATAGATATTATCATCACCGGGCACCATGAAAAGCATTGTTGCATTTGTCAGGTCATTGGTTGATGACAAGTCATTGCCACCTATTCCATACCTTGGTTTAAGCTCTGCTATATCAAATAATGCGTTATTATCAATATCTTCAAAATTAAGCCAGCTCTCTGATGATGTCTCTCTGATATTAAACTCTTTGCAAACAAGGTTCTTTACAAGAAGCGGATTTTCCTGAGCTTTTCTTACTTTGTCTCTCAGTGTATCTTTATTCTTGATGGTTCCCAAGCCGGGGTTTGCCTTAATCCAGCAATCTTCCTGAACCCATTCCTTACGGCTGTCAAGCTCATAAATAAACGGGAACAAATGTGGATCTTTATAGCCGTTATCATCAAAAAGACCATTGATAACTCTCTCAGCTTCATCATATTTTTGGTCGTAAATATCTTCCCTGATAGTTCCTGCCGTAGATGTGATATATATAAGCGGCTGGTCTCTAGCCGTCACACCATCTGCCATAATGTCATACAATGCTTTGCCATTCTTCCACTGATGAATTTCATCCATCATACAGCCATGAACATTCAGACCGTCAAGACTATCTTTGTCAGATGCAAGTGGTCTATACACACCATTATTAAACTCCTCACTGGACAGCTTTGACACAAGCGGCTTTATCCTTTTGCGAAGTGCCGCCGATTTAAGCACCATTCTCTTTGCTTCTTCCCAAATAATATTTGCCTGTTCTCTCTTAGTCGCAACAGCATATATCTCCGCTCCCGGCTCTCCATCCGCAATAAGAAGATACAAACCAACGATAGACGCAAGCAGCGACTTACCATTTTTCTTACCAACAATAAAAATCGACTCTCTGCACTGTCTGTTTCCATTATCATCAATAAAGCCAAACACTGCTGCCAAATGTGCTTGCTCCCACAATTCTAAACGAACATCATTTGTCGTTCCCTTTTTATGTTTTGACAATTTACAATAGTTTTCCGCAAACTCCAAAATATGATTTGCTCTCTTTGCCGAGTAATGATATTCATCCGGATTTTTAATATGCCATGCAAGATACTTGTACCATCTGTATATCTTATTTGATACTTTAATCTCACCTTTTTCAATCCTGTCAAAATACTCAAGGATAGGATTGTAATCTAAACAATATCTTCTCATACATCCTCACGCCCTCCAACAAACTCGTCAAAGCCATCGTCTTTCTCAACAACCTCAACGGCTTTCGTTTTCGGAAGACAATCCTGCAATATCCTCATTGCCTGGGTCTGTTTCTGAGAAAACTGTAAATAAAGCTGTGCATCAGGACTCTGTTTAGTTCCGTATTGATTTTCGCCATTCTTGTATTCCACTGTAGTTCCGTCACGAATGATATTTTCCCTGAGGTCCTGCATCGTGATACTCATAAAAGCAACATCATCAATAGTAGCAAAGACAAGTTTCTTTTTGTTCTCGTCAATCTCCTTAAACAACCGCTTCAATCTTGCAACTTCTTTTTTCACCCGCTTTTGTTTGTCTAAATACAGCGAAATACTGTCTGCTTTTTCATCCCTCCGCATTGCTTCCTCTTCAATTTCTTCCGGTGTTACCACTCTATTCTCACCTCCTGATACCACACCCCCCTTGTGAAATGACCTGCGTTTCAAATCAATCTGGGCTACCGGTGTTTTCAAAACGCCCCAAACGCCAATAAACAGGGGGGTTAGAGCTTTGCTATCGGCTGTCCGTTCTCATCGAACATGACAAGCAAGCCCTGTCTCTTGTTATTAACTCCATGCCCATCGAACTTATCATGACAATCCTTACAGACATACTCTAAATTGCCATGATTTAAAGTAATATCAGGATTTAATATGTTCTCAGGTGTAATGTGTGTACGATGATGTACGATATATCCAAGCTGTTTACCACATTCCTGACACATACCTCCATCGACCGCAATCCTCTCACTTATAAAAGACCTCTTACAGTCTTTCCATGCTTTGCTGTGATAAAATTTGTACGCATATTCCTTTGCCATCTCTCAACCTCACTCATTTGACATATCTTTATATTTTGTCAAATCATCTTTATCTGTGTTCTTTCATTAGAGTGCAACAAAATTATTTACCCTCATTTGACACACCTTTAATATGTCAAATACCGCATATAATAAAAAAAGAAGCTACCTTTTTCGCTTCTTAAATGATAAATTCTTTATTGCTTTGTCCTTATTATCCTGATTTATTCCAATATATCTGAGTGTAATTGATATATCTGAATGGTTAAGTATCTCCTTTATCGTCACTGCATCATGCGTCTGCTGGTACATATGATACCCAAATGTCTTTCTAAGAGTATGCGTACCTATCTTATCAATATCGAATTGTCTGCCTGCTTCAGATAGAATGTTGTAAGCCTGCTGTCTGGTAATCGGTCTGTTGCCTCTTGGAGACTTAAACAGATACTCATAATCATCCTTGCCATATATATAATCTTTTATGACAGGCTTAAGCTCTGCATTGATAGGAAATCTTTTCTCTTTTCCAGTCTTTTTCTCCCTGATATATACAGCATCTTTATTTCTGACATCTCTAACACGAAACTTTAAGATATCAGATATCCTAAGACCAGTGTAGATACCAAACATAAACATCACATAATCTCTATCGCTCCTGCCTTTTAGATACTCTGCAATATCCATCACAACATCTAAATCTCTGATAGGCTCAACAGTATTCAATAAACCACCTCCCAACAGTATGTATACCGTTATAAGTGTATGAAAAAAGGAGAAGATATAATCCTCTCCTCATTCAAAACTACTGTTCCTACTCTTGCGATATTAGCATTATATCACAGAATTGCTTCGTGTGATTCTCATTTTTTTGAAAATTTATTTATGAACAACACAAAAATTTATTGATAAAATACTGCTGCCCCTTGCCAGTAACTTTAGTTGTCCGATTTATCCGAACAGAACCATCTGGATTATTGATAGTGCTTTCCTTAATATCAAACAAACTCATTTCCATTGACTTCTGTGTTGGCATATTCCAATCAGAACCTTTTCGCCTAATTAAATATCCATTATCACGAAGCCACTCAAACAATCTCTTTTGCCCAATATCAATACCATTCTGCTTGAGCAACTTTGCCAAATCTCCGACAAGAATTGATGTACGACTTGTCGATACTGCATCTGCAAAAATCTCCTTTGGTTTCATTCTCGCATTATCTTCCAAAAGTTTCGCATTATCCTCTTTTAAACGATTGATAGTTCCGTCTGCCATTTTCAAAGCCCTTGCCATAATCTGCTCTGGTGTATTCCATGCCTTTTCAAGATCAATAAGATACTGCCGAACCTTTTTAGCCCTATCATTCTTCTGCACCATACAGATTTGCTTTGCCATGTCAACTGTTAAGTTGTGGTCGGTAAGTTCTCTTTGCTGAACCCCACCATTGTTCTTAACCTCCGTTAAAACTTTTACGGTGGTATAATCTTCATTCTCGGCAAAACCATATTGCAACTGTCGTTCAAACCATGCCGAAAATCTTTCGGTACTGCCGACCTGCTCATGCAGTTCCCTTGCTGATACCGTCTGTTTATCTAAGTCTACTTTTAATAATTCGTTCATTTTTTCTCCTATTCTGTTGATTTTTTTCTTGGAGTATCTTATACTTTTATTACAAGATACTTTCTTGTTTAAAGACAATTCTAATGCTTTGCGTGCTGTGGGAATTGTCTTTTTTTCTTTCTACGCTTGCTACTTGCTTTTACAAGAATGTTGCAAAAAACTTTTGTTTTCTTTGTCTTATCCATGTATTCTACATATTTGACAAACTTTATGAAACTCTCTTCTGACAGTTCCAATAAACACTCTAACATTTCCAATGCCATAACTTCGTTTTTACTCATCTTTAATTCCTCCTTGCTATTTATTATATATGCATTGTAAACTTTAAAGTTTCTTTTGTCAATATTTAATTACATTTTTTTATTTCTTTATAAACTATTTAGTTGCTTTGTAAATTTTTTAATGTTATAATCACTATAAAAAAAGGAGTGATTTATATGCCACTATCATTTGGTGAAAAAGTAAAAATACTTTTAAAACGCAGAAACATGACAATAACAGAACTAGCTACTATTCTTGGAACAAGCCGCCAAAACCTAACCAATAAACTTTCAAGAGATAATTTCACAGAAAAAGAAATGCTTGAAATCTCTCAAAAACTAAATTGCACATATAAAGGCAGGGTCATAATGAATGACACTGGTGACGAATTATAACTAAATGAGGAGTTTACGCTCCTCTATTTTAATTTTTTGCAACAAAAAAGGACAAAACCTTGCGTTCTGCCCTTAAAATCAATATTTTCACTATATTTTCATCTCTTGCGATACTAACATAATATCACAGAATTGCTTCGTGTGATTCTCATTTTTTTGAAATTTAATAAATTTTTTTATTTCTGCTCATCTATAAACTCACGCATCATCTTGGAAATCTGTGCCGCCTGACTCACTCCAGCTTTCTCACAGGCTTCCTTAAATTCGTCAGTCAGTTCTTTTTTTAACTTGAAAGACTTTGATATTATACCGACCTTTTTCTGCCATTTATCTGTAGCTTTCGTTTGTGCTGTTGGCATACCATATCACCTCTTTACTTTTTTTTATTTTCCTGCTATTATTTTTATACCAAGGACAGATAGCAGGAAGTTGTAGGTCTGCCCTCGGTTTGTTATTTGTGTAAGCTCTACTTTTTAAGTAGGGCTTTTACTTTTTCCTTTGCCTCTTGCAAGTCTTTGCTTTCTTCCAAGATTGCTAAGATTTTTCTTGTTTGATTTTCCTCTGCTATATCTTTTAACAATTCCGCTAAGTTCATTTCTTCGTTCTCCATTTCTCTCTCCTTTCCTGCCATTCCCTTGCTACAATTATATAATGCCATACGGTGTTCCCTATGTCAATGTTTTTTTAAAATTTATTTTATTTTTCAAAAAAGACGGTCTTTCGACCGCCTAGATTAACTTTACTTTTTGCATTATAAAAATAATAACATAGTTAATAGTACAAGTACAGCACGGAAATAGCACACTTCATACTGTTGAAACCAATAGTTACATTTCATTATCTTGATACTCCTAATCTTGCCATTAATGCTTCCTGCAATACTTTAGAAACATTGATATGTGATTTTTCTGCTTCCTGATTTAACCAATTTGGTAATGTTACATTTCTACGAACCGTCTTATTATCTAACATTCTCCTATATGCCGCTAAATCAACATCAACTAAAGACACGATACCTGTTCCATCTTCATAAAATGCTCCTTTTGATATATCTATATCTGTCATTTTAGACGGTTGTGCCACTTCTTTTCTTTCGTCTTCAGCTTGAATACAACTTATTCCAATTGCATCCCTTGCCATTGTAATCGCATCTGCCATACTTTCCTTTGGTTTACCTTCCTCATTTGACTCTGTCAGAATACCCAAATCTGGTACTTCAATCAAAATGTTTGTATCAACATCTGTAAAAATAACTGGATATGTCACTTTCATATAATCAACCTCCGCATTTCAAATATATATCTATAGTAATATATTGAGACAGGGGATTTTATAATCCCCATTTTCTCAATATTGCTTTTGCCAATCTTTCATTTACTTCTCGATGTCTCGGAATTTTTTCTTCGTCATCACCTCTTTTGTAGATGTCATGATTTCCACCATGTCTTACAAATTCAAATCCCGCACTTTCGAGCTTTTTTACAAGTTCTCTTTGCTTCATCTCGTACCTCCTTATGTATATATAATACACATTATTTACACATTTGTCAATATATAAATACACATTTTTTACACATAATTCATTATAAAAAGACGGTCTTTCAACCGCCTATAATCATTTACCGTTTAATGATTTATATTTTATTACAATGTTCCTCCTATCTTGTAATCTCAAACTTTTTTATCAAATCATAAGGAATGCAGTGTTCGCCGCTATTCACTCCGAATCTTACATAATACATTAACAATCCATTTTTCTTTTCGTAAGATTGTCTCAATATCAGATACTGGCTTATTGAATAAAACTGCTCCACTTCCGAAAAACGGTTCTACATAGCTGTGATGTTCCGGTATCATTTCCACCAACTGTGACGCTATGTTCCATTTACTTCCCGGATATTTTAATACTGCTCTCATTTTTATTTTTCTCCCATCTTCTCTCTGCAAGCCGCCCTGATTACCACAATAGCCCGCTTTAGCCCAGCATAAAAAATATCATCATACTCAGCATCCAAATACGGTGCAACCTCTTTTACATATCCGTCAAAATCTGCACTCGAATACTCAGCTTCCTCTTCCAGCCTTTTGACTACATCAACTATTCCTACAACAGCACATTTAAAACAACTTTCATATAATTCACATTTACCGCCCTGCTTATCACAAAAATCTTCTTTTGAATCTTTCATATCATTCAGCGTACCTAATAATTCACTCTCTATACTCAGCATACGTTCATGTTCTTTCGCTTTCTGCTTCTTTGCCGCAAGTTCAAGTATATGTATAAATTCTCTTTGCACCTGCACCGACCTACAATCCTTTTCCTTTGGGTACTGCTTTACAAATGTATCTATTCTGTTCTCAATATCCTTTATTACTATTTTTTCATCTATCATTCTGCATTCCCCTCCTTAACCCGCAATACAATACGATTTACCGGAAATGAGTGAACACACATAACATGTTTATTTTCGTTTTCTTTAAGTGCAGATTCATCAATGCTTATAAACTTTCCCTGTTCATCTGTAAATATCATATGCGGATTTTCTATTAAATCAATCACTACACTTTCCATATATTTCACCTTCAACGCTAATCTGTTTTTTTCTCTCACCGCATCCCCTTTTTCTTCACGAAGTCTTGTTTCTACTGCCTTGAGTTGTTCCACATTTATTTCCAAGTTTTTCACATAATCAAACTTTTTTATAATCTTAATTAACAATTTATTAAACATATCAACATCCTCCAATTTCTTTGTCTTAGCTTATTTTTGCTCTTTCTTCTCTATCCTTTTCCGTCTGTAAAAAAATCATATACTGACCATACGAAAGTCCAAGTTTCTTTGCTTTGTCATTAAAGCTTGCAAGCTCTCCCATATGTTTTTCTTTTGTTTTTTCCTCCATTCTTTTTGCCTTTTTCTGTGTTTTTCTTTTTTTATACATCTGCGCATGTCTTTTTTTTCGCTCATTCTCACGACATTCAACGGAACAATAATGCTGATTTCTCGCATTAACAGTAAATTGCTTTCCACATCCTATACATTTACTTTTTTTCTTTGTCTGTTTCATTCCTGCTCCTTTCCGGGAGCTGCACCACACTCCCAGCTTTATTTGTGATGTTAATTTTCCTACAGCTATATGTAAAAGTGCATTTAAAACTTTTTTGCTGTCAAAATTATTACTTGTCTACTTCATCCAATAACCATTGAAATTTACACTTAACACATAAATCTCTTCCGACAGCACTGAGTTTACATCCATGACATAAGGCTCTTTCATCTCCGCCAAAATAAGGACAGTTAATGCGATAATGAACCACTGCTTCTTCTGTTGCACCACCATCATCAATATTTATTCTTTCAAATTCCAAGCCCTCATCTTCCATGATATTCATTAAAATATTTATTAAAAAATTTATATTCTTCATTTGAAATCACCTCACTAAATTTCTTACTTGTCGGATTCCGACAAATCAGCCACGTTGCAACAAACGCTGTTCAAGCTCATTCATATCTGATGAACTTATATTTCTTTGATTAAATGAATTAAACTGATTTTTCTTTTTCCCTGAATAATGATTATTATTGGAACTTGCAGCATATGTTAGCTTCTTGTCTGCCCTCTCTGTTTTATTCCAATAATCTGCTACACTCTTCCAGTTGATTCTCCTGCCGTACTTGTCTTTCCAATCAATACGGTCATAATATTCAAAAAACTTTTCAGGATTGATTTTAAGATTGTTTTGAGCAACATAATCTTTTACCTCCTGAAGCGTTGGCACTATAGATAGAGTGTTAGTATTTTTACTATTACTTTTACTATGTTTTAAAATGTCAGCATTTTCTCCCAAAATGTCTACATTTTCGTCCAAAATGATTACATTATCTGATAAAAGGGCGACTTTAACTAAGAGGTATGCTCTCTTCATTTTTACAGCTTTTCTTCTCCTTGTTGCAAAAAGAAAATTTTCCTGAATTTCTTTTGAAGTTAAAATTCCATTTTGTTCAAGCTGTTCAAATGAAAAGACACCCCGCCTTGCACAGCAGTTCACTATTTCATTTATACGATTGACCGCTTTGTCACCCCCGCCAAACATTCGTGACGAAATTAACAAAGCCCTCTCTCGCTGCCATTCACAATAATAACCATGTACTCCGTATATCTCCTGAAGCAATGCATATATGACGGCGTGCGCCTTTAACCCGCATTCTGCTGTAACAAGTTCAATTGCATTATCAGCCGCGCATTTTACCGGAAAGTAATCAATACCTTCTTTTCGGTTCATAGGCGCGTCCTCCTAAATTTAATCAAACAGGTATAATTTACAAAGGCAAGGAAGACATCCGACCAACTGACACTGTCCGAATAGCCGGCACCTTCCTGTAACGGCACATATACTCCCCCTAATTTTCAGTAAAAAGCATACACGCCAAAAAACAAAAAATATATTATATTAACCCATATATTTCCCCCGAATAATCGAAAAAAATATACAAGCTAAATCCAAAAATAATAAAATATTATGAGGTCCATTTACCTCTGTGATGTTTCTCAACTGCCCTGTATTTTCTTGGCAGTTCTGAATAAAAACTTTCTTCCTTGAGTTTGTCCAGATTACAAAAAAACTCACTTCTTTTTCTATAAAAAGTAGCTTGACTGCAATGCACATCCTCTCTGCTACAAAGTTGCTGGAAACTCATTCCCGGAGTTGTACAATATCTTAATATTGCACTTGCAAGCTCTGCATCAGTAATCCTTGCAGCCTTTTCAACCATATCAACTTTACTGCTGAGTAAAGCAAGTCTGATTGCTACGTTTTCGACTGGAGACTCATTATTATGCATATGTGGCATTCCATCATAATTTATACCTGAAATACCTAATTCACTTTCAATATCCCTAATTTGAGCCTTCCATGAATTGTACTGATAACAGAAATAATTTAACTCCCGGTATTTAAACCGATTTAGCCTTTTCAAAGGCTTGTCATCTCTTCTCATTACATCTCCCTTTATGTTCTTCTATAGTGTGATAAGGTGCCTCTGTTTTTACTGCACCACTACCACACCTACTGCACTTTTCATTTATTCTTCTAGTGCTCCAAACTTTTCTGCCACAATCATTGCAAGTTACTACAAAAAATGGATCACTGGAACGATAAAAATTATTATCATTGTGCAAATCTGTCTCCTTATGAAATAATCGTAAAGCCCGGAAGATTATCCAGCTGCTCTTCAAGATATTCCTGAATATTCTCCATAGCATGTAATTTCCATGCTCCACCATCTGCTTCAAACAAAGCACACTGAATACCCTCGTATTTATCCTCTTTCATCCGAAATATAAAACTGCTCTCAGGCTGTTCAACTTCTGTGAATGTACGATATGGCTTTAACTTAACAGGACTAGGAATAACAGCATCGGACTTTGAAGCAACCCCTGTTTTCACTGTTGCTTTCTGTGTCACACCGTCATCACCATAACTGGCAATTGTTCCATTTTCTACTGTTCCTGCAAATTTCAAAAGCAACTCCTTGTCATTATTTGATATAAATGTTGACTGAACTCCAATAAGGAACCTCTCATGTTCAATAAACTTTCCAAAAGAAAACGATGGCAGTTCTGCATAAACAGAAGCTATATATTCACGCCCTCTGTCAAGGTCAAGACATGAATATAAACTTACCACTGTCGAACTTTCCACATGAATAATCATTTTGTCCGACATAATATCTGTACCAGATTTAATGTAATCGACAAGACTGCGAAGCGTTGTAAGTTTAATAGCCTCTGCCTTTGGATTATGTACTACTCTCTTTAATGTCTTATCTGAATAAAACTCCCCATTAACTTCCTTTATATGTGGTGCTGCCAGCTCAACTGCATATGCTAATGCTTCTCTCTCCATCTTTATATCCTCCTTTTATGCCTGTTTAACATTGTTTCTAAAATCAATTACACTCTTATCTTCTTTGATTTCTCCAGTCTCCGTATCTACAATTTGACCGTCAATCTCAGTCTCATTTTCCTCAATATCCTCAAATGACATCTGTCCTCTTATACCCGGACCATATTCCTCAGCATAGATTTTTCCCGTTGTCAAATCTTTTTGGGTACTGAATTTTGTGCTAACAGGTTTTACAGATGCTAACTTTGTATCTACTGAAATATCACACGTGCAATCTGTCCTATCCTCATTCTGCTCAAACGAAAGAGTAAGATTTATCTTTCTCTTGTTCTTCCATGGAGTATTAGGATCCTGCATATTTTTCATAACCTGTTCAAAAGCCTGATTTACTTTCTCCTGTAAAGCTCCACCAGCCAAATCATGTAAACTTATATCCATAAAATCATCCTTTCTCTTGATTTTCACCCACGCATTTACTATACTTTTAGTAAGAGTTGCTATTGCAACCCAAAAAGAAGGGAGATGAGCAGATGAAAAAGAAACTTTATTCTTTAATTTTAAGCCTTTGCCTTGTAGTTGGTTCTATCTCGTACACAGAGGTACCGGTACAGGCAAAAACTTACGTTTACTATGTTCCAGGTTCAAGCTATGCATACCATCCAAATCGCTACTGCCGAACCTTAAAACGCAGTAAAAATGTTAAGAAGATTACACTTAAAAAAGCGAAATCTCTTCACCTTAGCAAGTGTAAAGTCTGCCACTAAACCGACTTTACATTTTAACCTTTGGCACAGGACTTTTATCCTGTGCCTTTTTTACAACTGTAAAATAGCTGCTATCTGAGCAACTTTCACATCATTACTATCTTCATCAACAATGACCTTCGCCACAGCCTCAACAAGATATTCCTTGCAAAGCAATTCATTAAGATGCTCTGCCTCAACCTTAACCATTTTCTTTCTTCTACTCACTGTCCTCATTCTCCTTTCCATACACACCGATATAATTTTTCAATTTCTCCGGACAAATATGATATGTCCATACGCTTGACATTTTTACACAAGTACCAATATCAAGAGCTTTCTGCTGCATTGCAATTCTTATAAACTGTGGTGACACACCAAGTATCTTAGCCGCCTCACTCACTGTTATCCTCTGCTTTTCTGCAACCATATCAAACCACCTCACTTCATATTCGCTAAAATACGGACATTCAATTTAGTTCCTTTTTCCTGCAAATCCACAATCCCGCAAATAACATCATTAAGTTTCTCAAGATTGTTCTTGGGTATGTCATAAGCACAATTCACCTTTAAGTACAAATCAATGGCTTTCTTACTTTCACAATCTGCACTCTTTTTCTCTGTTGCCACAACACCCTCAGCAAGCTCCATCACCTGTTTATCATCCAATGTATCAAGAAGAGCATCACCTTCTTCAAACTTTCCCTCAGAAAAAAGTCTGAAAACTTTTTCCTCGACCTCTTGTCTATGGTCGATTTCCTTCTGTAGTTCTTTTGTCCTTGCAATCATCTTGTCTAAACGATTATGTTTTTTTACTCTATCCATCACTCTCACCTCGCTCACGCCGATATATCTGTTTGTAGTTTCAACATTTTTATGTGAAAAAACATCTTCTATACTTTCACCTCGCTTCTACAATTTCAACGGACACTCCTTTATCCTGTCTTTCAATTTTGAAACAATATATTCCAAAACTTCTACCGTTTGTGCTTCCTCTGGAAGCTCAGTTTTTATTGTGTTAAACACTTCCTTGACAACCTTATCAACTGTGCTGTTTTTAAGTATTATTTTTCCATTGTTTGAAGATGTATAATCTAAAGGCTTAGTTATTTCTACCATTGCTCTCACCTCTTTCTGCAGTTCCAGCGGTCTCTTTTTCATAATATACATCCTCTGCAACAACATCTTTATCCTTTTCAAAGTTCTTTGCATATCTCACATCCCTTGTCCAAAAGCAAGTGTGGTCGCTCTTATCTCCATTCATATAGCAAGTTCTTTTCTTGCAACCCTTTTTCTGTCCATTGCACAAATAAAGTACATTACCCATCTGTTTATCTCACCTCGCTTTTATATATCTCCACAAAAGACTTAGTATTTTGATTTTTTTATTTACTAATTATCCCATTCAATCAAATTTAATTTGATTTACTAGGTAAAAAAATATAATCTAATGGTATCTTGTAAAGATTACTCAACGCTCTACTCTGTTGCATTTTGGGTTCAGTCTTTCCCTTTTCCCAATTAACTATTGTCTGCTTGCTTACTTTTAGGGCTTTTGCCACATCCTTTTGTGTCATTTCTGCATTTACTCTTGCAGCTGTAAGACTAATTTGAAAACTGCTCACCAAACTTCACCTCCTTGTTTTCATTATAATAAATCAAATTTAATTTGATGTCAATACCAAAATCAAAATTTATTTGACTTTTAGTTGCTATAATTCAAGTTATATTGTATTATGTACTTAGAAAGAGTGGTGATTTTATGACAGATAACGAACAGAAAAAAATATTTTCAAAAAATTTAAATAAATTACTTAATGAACATAATAAAACTCAAAAAGAAGTGGCTGCTGCAATAGATGTATCTCCACAAACTTTTAATACATGGTGTAAAGGAATTGCCTTACCAAGAATGGGAAAAGTTCAGATGCTTGCAGATTACTTTGGAATTTTAAAGTCTGATTTAATAGAAAATAAAAGTAATGAACAAAACCAATCTTACTACCTTAACCCCGAAACAAGTAAGATTGCACAAGAAATATATGATAACAAAGAACTTTCTCTTCTTTTTGATGCTGCCAGAGATGCCGAACCAGAAGATTTACAAACCGTACATAGTATGCTTATGGCTTTAAAGAGGAAAGAAAAGGGAGAATAACAACAAAACTTCACAATATATAGGTTAAAATTATATGGAATTACATATTAAAATACGACAAAGACGAGAAGAACTTAATATGACACAAGATGAATTGGCGCAGGCACTGTGTTATAAATCCCGTTCTTCAATAAATAAAATAGAATTAGGCAAAAGTGATATTTCCTATTCAAAAATTGAGGCTTTTGCAGAAGCATTAAAAACCACTCCCGAATACCTTATGGGATTAGAGGAACACACTGAAAAGAATAATGCCACAGACTTAAGCGAAATATCGGAAGATAAATATAAAAAAATCATGTCCCAGAATATACAGTATTATATGAATAAAAATCATAAATCTAGAAATGAAATGTGCCATGCTCTGGGTATAAAATACACAACATTTACAGATTGGATAAAAGGTAATACTTATCCACGTATTGATAAAATCGACTTGATGGCAAATTATTTCGGTATCTGTAAATCAGATTTAATAGATGAACATTTAAACAAGCAAAAACAATCCAACTATTTTAATCAAAAAGAAAATGAATGGATGATATTGGATATAGGAACACGAATAAAAGCATTACGAACTCATTGTGGAATGTCACAAAATGAACTTGCTCAAAAAGTAGGATATACATCAAGAACAACTATTTCCAAAATAGAAAGCGGAGATATAAAAATAACCACAGAAGATGTTGTAAAATTTGCTAAATCATTAAACACTACAATTCCTTATCTAATGGGTTTGAACGAAAATGAAAGTAGTGAACAAAACCAACCTTACTACCTTAACCCTGAAATAAGTAAGATTGCACAACAAATATATGATAACAAAGAACTTTATGTTTTATTTAATGCTGCACAGGATGCAGAGCCAGAGGATTTACAGGCTTTACATGGGGTGCTTATGGCTTTAAAGAGGAAAGAAAATAGAGAATGATATACAATTTTGGAGGTGATGCATCTGAACGATGACTATAATATAAATGTACAAATTTTAGACTTCGGTAATTCCATTCCGGCTACCGTAACATTAAATGATGATGGTAGCTTTAGCATTTTTCTAAATGCAAGACTTTCTTACGAAAGAAGACTTGAGGCTTACTTACATGAGATTCGACATATTCAAAATCAAGACTTTTGCAATGAAATTAGTGTTAATGAAATGGAAACTGTTAATGAACATTAAATATTAAACCAAATACTACAAAAAGGAGAACACTATTATGAACTATATGCATTATTGCCCAAATTGTGGCAAACCATTTTCCAAAGAGGGAACACAGGCAAATTGTACAACCTGCGGTATGCCTGGAACATATTTACACATGACTGCTGAAGAATGGGATTCAGCATCAACATTTGAAAAAGATAACGCTATTAAAAATGCCACAGAAACCAAACACTCAGAAAACCTTGATAGAAAAATATATAATGAAGTAACAGCAATGCACAAAAAGGTAACTTTCATGTTTATTGTTACAATTATATCATTAGTGATTTCTATCGTATCAGGTATTGTAGCATACAACTATATATCAAAAATAAATAAAGCCTTTAACAGCTTTAATACAGGTCTTGAAAACAGTTTAGATGATTATAATCTTGACGATTAAAGGATAATTTAAATAACAAAAAGAAACGAGGTACACTTTGGACAAAGAATTAAAAAACGCTGTTACTTCAATAAGTGATAAGGCAAAATACGATGAATGTGCCAAACAGCTACTTGCACAAAAGCATATTCTTGCACACATATTGATAAAAACAGTAGACGCATTTAAAGGTATGAACGCAAATGATGTTGTTCAGTATATAGAGGGCGAGCCTTATATTTCAACTGTCCCTGTCGAACCCGGCAGTACAAACCAGTCTCAAAAAGACGGCACGAAAATAGTTGGGTTAAATACTGAAAACGCTGAAATAAACGAGGGTATGATACGCTTCGATATTATTTTCTATGTACGCATACCATCAGAAACCGACACGCAAAATGCGTTGTCACAGATAATAATAAATGTCGAGGCTCAAAAAGACGAGCCAACAAAGTATAAAATATTAAACAGAGCAATATTTTATATCAGCCGTCTTATATCCTCTCAGAAACAAAGAGATTTTGTAAACACAAACTATGATGATATTAAACAAGTCTATTCAATCTGGGTATGTATGGGAATGGAAGAAAATACAATGTGCCATATAAATCTTACCAAAAATGATTTGATAGGCTTCTATGACTGGCGTGGTGATATTAACATACCTAACATAGTGATGATAGGATTGTCAGACACACTGCCTGAACACGATGAAACTTACGAACTGCATCGTTTGTTATCAGCACTATTTTCAGATAAATTAAGTGTTACTGAAAAGATTGAAATAATAGACAAAGAGTATAATATACCTGTTGACAATGACATTCAGGAAGGAGTGAGCAGTATGTGCAATTTAGGTCAGGGAATTGAGGACAGAGCTATTGAAAAAGGGATTGAAAAGGGGATTGCTAAGGGCGAAACAATCGCAAAAATGAATATAATCTTAAATATGTACAACAACAACTTTACTATAGAGCAAATAGCTTTAGCAACCCAATACAATGTTGATGAAGTCAAAGACATCATTGCAAAAAACAACAATAATTAAGCTTTCATACAAAACAAAAAAAGCCAGCAGTCTGAATTGGCGTTCAAACTGCTGACAATACGCACTGAAAATAATATCAATACGCTACCATAAACAAGCATATTATATCATTCTCAGTGCGTTTATTCAATGCACATTTTTTTAATTTAGGAGGAATGATATTATGAGATTACCAAACGGCTACGGTTCCGTAAAAAAATTATCAGGAAAAAGAAGACGTCCCTGGATTGTAGAAAAAACAATTTGTTGGGAAACTAACTTTAAAACCGGAAAAATCAAACAGAAAAAACAGATTATAGGTTATTTTGCCACTAAGAAAGATGCACTTGAAGCATTGGCAGCTTTCAACACAAATCCTTATGACCTCACAAACGATACAATAACACTGGAAGATTGTTATAATAAATGGTCTGACCGCAAATATGAAAAAATTGCAGACAAAACCGTTACATCTTACAAAGCAGCCTGGAAACATCTGCTGCCACTCGCAAATGTTCCAATAAAACAAATCAAAACAGATGCTTTGCAGCAGATAATAGATACCTGCAAGCGTTCCTCAGCCACTCAGCTTAATATAAAGTGTGTCATGAATGGCTGCTTTGAATATGCCATGCAAAACGATATAATTGATAGAAACTATTCACACTTTGTCAAAGTCGAATATACTGAAGCTGTTATCAACCGCATCCCATACTCTCATGAAGAAATCAACAAACTCTGGGAACTTGTACGCACCGACAACTTACTCTCAGCCAAAATACTGCTTATTCTTCTCTATACTGGAATGAGAGTCAATGAACTTCTCAAAATGCCACATGAATGTTGTGATTTAAGAGAACGTTTCCTTAATATCAAACATTCAAAAACAAAAGCCGGAGTTAGAATGGTGCCAATTCATGACAGCATTTTCCCGCTCATCAAAGAATTTTACGACAAGAATAAACCAACACTTATAGTTAATGATACAGGAGCTATAGTACGATATAACAATTTTGTTGCCCGTGATTACAAAAAGCTAAATGAACTCATAAAGACAGAACACCATTTACATGATACAAGACATACTTTCATATCACAGGCAAAAGAATTAAACCTTGACTCCGTCTACATAAAAAAGATTGTCGGGCATGAACTTGATTCTGTTACTGAAAAAGTTTACACTCACGTTCCATTTGCCACTCTACGGTCAGAAATAAACAAACTCCACTACTAACTATCCACATCACATTGTAAATGTTTTTTACATATGCTATAATTGCAACAGATAAATGAAGTTATACATTTAAATAAAACACAAACAAAACCCCGAAAGTGTGCGAGACTTTCGGGGTTTTTATTCTAAAGGATGCAAACTACTCCACAAAACGCATATTGTTTCATATTAACTCATAATTTTTTATAATGACGCATATTGCAAATATTTTTTACATATGCTATAATGTCGATAGACAAAAAGAAATTATGTAATCACAATGAAACAAAACCCCGAAAGTGTGCGAGACTTTCGGGGTTTTTATTCCTATTTTTCGTTGTGGGAAGGCTTAAACCCACAGGCTAGTTACCGATTATTTATCGCCGTCTAACCATTTGATGATATAGTGACAAGCTACACCAGCCGCAACAGCGACTATAAAAGAAAATATGTAATTCACAATGCCCACCTCCCTTCCTTACCAGTCTGGGAGCGATAACAAATCTATTCTATCATATACATTAACAATTTTCTACAAATTTTCAAAACAACAACACATCATAAATTTAGCTACTTGCATATGTATAATATCAATCAACAAAAGTTATATATCCAGGTTATACAATACATAAATCCCCCAAAAGTCTTACACACTTTCGGGGGATTTTTTCTAAAGGATGCAAACTACTCCACAAAACGCATATTGTTTCATATTAACTCATAATTTTTTATAATGACGCATATTGCAAATATTTTTTACATATGCTATAATGTCGACAGACAAAAACGGATATGAAAAGTTCATGCTTTTCACTTCAAAACGAAAACCCCCAATGCTGCAACATTGGGGGTTTTCTATTTCCAATTTTTCAAAATGGCAGGAATATCGCCATCAGGCTGATTACCGACTTATTTGTTGCCATCCAGCCATTTTGTGTTTCTAATACTATTCTGATGTTGCCTTTTTGCCTATTTGTTACCTACGCGTTACTTACGTGTTACCTTTAGACCCTTTTTAACACATCTTTACAGCAACTTGCACAAAGGGCGCAATCCCTGAAAACACACGGTTTTCATAGAATTACGCCCTTTTTTAAATTTGTTTAGA